ATTAACCATGATGTTCTCATAGGTGAGGTTGGCAGTGGCAGCAAAGAAATCTATCAATATTATTACCATGATGAATGCAATACAGGCTCAACCAACAGTTCTATCTGTGTAAATACTAACTGGAATAACACAACAATTAACACGACATTAGAGAACGGTGGTTCTTTGTATGGCTCTGGGTCTGGAAATGGTGTTGACTGTAGTGACCCATTAAATGATTCTAGCTGTAGTGGATACGCAGATGCTTATCTAACCCAACAATGTAATATCACTGATCTTTATAGTGAGTCTTGCCCTAACTACTGGGAAGCTTATGATGATCAGCAATGCGCAGATGATCCGCAGTACGCACCGTTTTGCCAAGGCTATAGACAAGAAGAATCTGTAGCTTTCTTTGACGATACTAACGTAGATTATGGGTTTGTAGATGAGCAAGAACAATTTGCCACTGGCGCTTTTACCGATAGTCACCATGACGACAACTTTGGATTTGAAGACCCAATAGAAGTTATAGAGATCTTTGAAGAAGAAATGTTTCCACCTTTTGAAGAGTTTGGAGATAACCCCAACGATTATTTTGAAGACCCTTTTGTAGAAGAGTTTGTTGTTTTCTATGACCCAGAGCCTTTACCTTTTGTTGACGCTTTTAACTCTCATCATGATGAGCCTTTTCATCAAGACGAAGTATTAATAGATGAGTTTATATTTCAAGAAACTTTTTTAGTAGAAGATTACAGTGAACCCGAAACATTTATTGAGTTTAACAGCGTAGAAGAATTGGAGGAGTGGTTTGAAGAAGAAACTAATGAACGTTTTGAAGAACGAATTGAAGAAGAACTTGCAGATTTGGATGAACCGGAAGAAGAATTTATTGAAGAAATCTTCGAAGAAGAAGTTGTAGAAGAAGTTTTTGAAGCAATTGAAGAACGTATTGCAGAAGCAGAAATAGAAGAAGAAAGGATTGAAAGAGAAGAGATCATAGAAAAGTTTGAAGAAGTTTTTGAAGAAGAGTTCCAAACTGCAGAAAGAGAAGAAGCTACAGGTAAAAGTTCTATTAGTAGGGATATAGCCTTGCGTGTTGTTTCTTCTACCATAGCAACTGCAACACAAAGTGTTAGCGGTACAAACGCAGGTAATAGTGTTCATGCTACAGGTAACACCGCAGCTTCTGGTAACGCTGTAAGTGGTAGTTCCACAGGAGCTTCTTCTGGAAATGCAGGCATAAGTACAACCAGTTCCCCTAGTATGTCAGACCAGTTTGCTTCTGCTACAGTACAAACAAACCAGGTTCTAGACATGAGTTCTATGTCCGTGTCCGGGTCTTCTACAAATGATTCCACAGGGTCGACTGATATAAGCACTTCGGTCGTTGTAGCTAATGTATCTACTAACACAGTACAAGATCAAATAGATACTTCAATAAGCTCTATGGATACATCTTCTGATACAGATACCACAGTGGAAAATTTAATCGCACAAAATTTACAGACAGCACAAGAAGAAGTAGAAGCTCAACAAGAAGAAACAGGAGAGTATGGTTCGGAAGACACAATTATTGCGTACATGGGTTTTGTCCCAGGCTTTAACACGTATCAAACTGTTGTAATGGCCGACCAGGACCAATGGTATACACCTAAGACTATTTATACTGAAACCATGCCAGATAACATAAACGCATTTTATGGGCTTGCAGGTAGTAATATAAGTAAAATGAACGATATAATAAGTTTACAACCACCTTTATAGGAGAATCACCATGGATTGGTTACAAAGTAAAACAACACAAGTAATAGCTTTAGTGGGTATTGTTTCAACTCTTGCAGGGTTTGGTTACACAGGGGCTACCTATGTTAACCGCATAACAAACTTAGAAGCTAAAATTGGCGGCATAAGCGAAGCAGAAGATAATGTGCAAGTTATTGAAGAACGTTTTGCAGCAATAGAAACATCTGTACAATTTTTAGAAAAAGAAATAGATAAAATTGAAATTCCCGATGTAACAGACATCAAAACAGATATAGCTACAGTGAAGGCTGACTTAATAAGTTTAGATAAACGTATAGAGGAGATAAAAGATGACAATAAGAATCCTCTTGGTGGCTAGTATATTTTTAATCGGCTGTTCAACGCAATCAAAATTCATACCAATACCAGAAGACTCTAAGTTAGAGTGGTCTGATTCTTATGACCCCGACCAATGGAGAGAACAGTATAAAAAATGTCAGGCATTCTTGTATGAAGATAACGACGCTTGGCGTTGGTGTATGGATACTGTTTAGTGGGAAGAAACTATAAAAAAGAATATAAGAATTATCAGGGTAAAACTGAACAAAAAAAACGTCGTGCCATGCGAAATAAAGTGCGGCGTATAATGGAACGAGCAGGGAAAGTTAAGAAGGGGGATGGAAAAGACGTACATCATAAAGATGGAAATCCAATGAACTCTAATAAATCTAACTTAAAAGTAGTTCGAAGGTCAAAAAACCGTTCTTTCGCCCGAAATCGCAATTCTGGGAAAAAATGACCTCACACAATTGATGCTGTTGCGTTTTGTTAATGTGGTTAAGGGTATTAATCCAAAACTATGAAAAATTGCTTGGTGGACTTGTCCGTGCGTCCTCGAGGGTTTCTTCTTTTTCAAGCGTTTTAACTAATCTATTTAGGTACCATTGTGCTTTTAACACATCTTGAAGGCCTTTTTTGCTTTCATAGCGCCACATGTACTTTTGAATGTTGCCTTTTAGATATCCTTTAAAAGCCTCCGACGTCATGCTTTCTTCTATTGCGTCTATGCATTCTATATTTCCACTATTGTAATGTGGTGGTGAGTTTACGTAGTCAGTCATTTTCATCTCCTATGGTTATGCTGGTTATAAATTCTATAAAAGAATCAAAGGTTATGCTTTGGTTATTAAATTCTTTTAGTGTTATATATTCTAAATTAAAATCTTGTGTAAGGTAAACTTGGTTTTTTATAGCCAGGCAGGCATAACATTTAATGTTATTAGAAAGTTGAAGGTTTAACCAAATACGTTGTTGTGGGGATAAATTAAACTTTAGTTTAGAGGTTTCTTTTGCTGGTATTTTTTCTGTGTATTTGTACTCGATAAAACAATGGTCATTGCGACCTGAGTAAAAAGTGTCTGGAACTCCCCCGTGGTAGGGGTCGTTGATCTTCCATCGATAGATGGTTTTGGGTAAGTGCTTGTGCACTTTATTTATGAACTCCTTTTCACGCACATAAGGAGTGTAACATGTTTTAACACGCTCGTGCCTGCGACAGTATGTGTCGCAGGTCGAACGCACGTAACACTTAGCTATTGCCAAATGAAGCCTGGTAGAAGGATTTTACACCTTCATAGATTTCATCTTTTAGCCAGTCAACACCTTGAATGTCGATGTTAACCCATGAGCCTTTGGCATTGCTTTGTGGTACAGAAGACATCTTCCACAAGTATGCGAATCTATCGCCACCTTGTTTTATTATCTTAGTATTCCATTCTCTAGATACTTTGAGCTTTGATGAAGCGCAATCAAATAGAAATGGAATATCTGAGATTTCAGATGTTTTATCATCCAAACGCAACAACGTATGGATTTGAGTCTGCGTAATGTCATGTTTAGCAGATTCTAAAGAATTATCTTCAAGATGTTCTTCAGCATCTTTTCTAGTTGGGAAGTTCCCTACTAGACCGCCACCTTCTTCACGCTTTCTCCACACAACAAATTCTTCTCTGAAGTGTGTGTTAACTACATACATAGATGAACCATAGTTTTCACCAGTCACAGTGTTAATAAAGTCGCCTTCTTTGGCGCCCTCTACATACTCACTATGGTTTGGATCTACTTCGTGATTCATCTTTTGAAGTAGTTTTACTCTTGGTACTGATATATGTTCAGATGAAACATTCTCATTACCTAGTTTTGATCCCTCTTTAACATGAGCTGGAACCTTGCTCGTTACTACACTAATATCGTTTGACATCGTTATTCCTCCTTCGTCATTCGTTATTCGTTATTATTATGTTGATCTAAAGTTTATTTTAGTCAACTCCGTACTTTCAACCCCAGGGATGTCATCCCCAAGACCGATAGCTTCCCTATAGGCAGTGGCTGACATACGTTTTTGTAATAGCTCAAACCTGCTGGTTTTTGCTATGTACTTTTGCAACGCATCCCAGTCATCGACTGTAGGTACAATCTCCTTTTTAAGGGAGAGTGTTCGTCCACCATTAGATATTTTTTCAAGACCTTCGTCTTGCATCCTAATGGCTATTTGCGCTTCTAGCTCTCGCTTCTGCGCATTGTATTCTTTTTCTTGTGCTTTTAGGTCTGTGATACCGTCACGCACGCGACCGTATTCGGCCAATAAGTCATTTAGTTTCTTTGCCATGTCCTACCTCCTGTAATATGTGCAATAGATTTTCCATTCGCCCAAGCTTAGTATTAAGCTTTTTATACACTTCGGGCTCCCAAGTGTTTCGCGCTTGTATAAGTATAGTTTCGGTCTTTTGTGTTTGACCTGATCTATGTATACGTTGGTTGAATTGTTGAAAGTGTTCAGCATTGTATGTAGGTGAACACCATATAACTGTGTTAGCTTTAGTAAGAGTTAACCCATGACTTGCTGATTGTGGGTGACACAATAACATTTTAATATGGCCAGCTTGGAATCGTGCGACTATGTCTTTTCTCTTCTCAGCTTTGACTGTACCATCAATAACTTCATAGGTTACACCTTGTTTTTCTGCGAGTTCAATTAACGCATTGCGTTCGTGTCGCCAGTTGAATGCTACCAGACAGTGTGCACGTTGTTCTACAAGGGTCATAACTATGTCATAACGTTCTTGATGGATAAACTGCACCAACTTGTCTTCATCATATACTGCGCCTGTAACTAGCTGCAGCAGCTTCTTGACACGAGCTCCTGCATGAACAGCATTAACGGTACCTGTCTTAGTGTATAAAACAGAATCGTTAGCAAGGAGATTATATTTTTGCTGTATCTGTTTAGACAAGTTAGTGTTTATCGTACGTGTTATGTTGTCTGGTAGATCCATACATTCGGACAACGCATAACGTATAGTTATATCTCGCAGTCGAATAGCAACTGCATCTTCAGCATCAGGTTTGTCTATCCATTCATTGGCAAAGCCATTGAACTTAGGTGTACATACTTGAGACCTGAATTGAAAGAATCTAGCTCCTAGTCGTTTGCCGTCGTCGACTAACAAAGTTGGATGCCAAATATCTAAAATAGTATTACTGTTAGGAGTGCCAGACATGACAATCCTGTTAGTAAAGTGGTGGATAATATCTTTGATGTTTTTACTACGTTTAGCTGTACGATTTTTAAAAGCAGTAAACTCATCAATAACAATAGTATCAAACTGTTTACAGTAACGTGTGTTTTTACGTAAAAAGTTAACAGCTTCAAAGTTAGTAATAACCATATCTAAATTATTTTCTTTAAATACTTTTTCTCGGTTTTTAGCGTAAGCAACCCCATACTTTATATTGGGTTGGAACTTTTTAATGTCTTCGCCCCATGCTGCTTCTAATATAGAAAGAGGTGCTAAGACAAGTGTACGTCCCCCGATGGCTGCATGTGCGTCAAGCACGGCGCGTGTTTTACCAGTGCCTGGGTCCGAGGTAATCATACATTTTGGATTTGCTACTATGAAATCAGTAGTCTTTTTTTGGTGGTCGTAAGCCACAGGTATATCGTTCATCGTTACTCCTTAATCGTTAATCGTTATTTGTTAATCGTTAATACTATAATATCACGTTTCCGACCATTCGCAAACCGGGTATTCACCCTTGCCATACGAACACCATTTGCAGTTGTAACTGCTAGGGTTTGGTGGAAACTTGGTTGCAGTAGTCATAGCTATTGCTCTATCGTGCAACTTGGGCATGAAGACCATTGCTTCATCCCGAGTGTACACCTGTTCTAACATAGTGCCGTGATCGAGATACCATATCTCGGTTTTAGCAATTTGTAAGTCTGGGTATCTAAAAAAGCTACCAATTGCGTAAACAAGTGCTTGTTGGCTATGAGCAATTTCATTACCAAAAGCTTTACCTGTTTTATAATCAATAACTCTTGCTGATGTTTCTGTTTCGTGTACGAAAGCATCTAACTTAATGCGTCCCCACACGTCTGGGGCCATCCAACCACACGGCTCCCAACCGCGCGTGAATCCCCAATCACCTTCAAGTTCAACTTTAGCATCTACAAATAGTTCTCTTAGAGTTTTAAATTGAGATGTAAATTTTTTGAGTGTGTCAGGGAATTCCCCAAGCTTACCGCATACATAGTCTTCTGCTTGTTTGTGTATTTCCGTGCCTCGTGCCGCTGCGGGCCCGAAGTCTTCTTGCACCTTTTTAACTTTAGCTATGTAAGAGCGATAAGCGCATGATTCGAAAGTT